ACTATCACGCAATGACCTTGAGGCACGTTGGACATTCAACATACCTTCTCTGGCACGTAAGGTGGAAGGGGTAAATGATGGACATCTTATTGAGATTGGTGCTAGACCAAATACTGGTAAGACATCTTTCCATGCATCACTCATTGCTGCACCGGGCGGCTTTGCTCATCAAGGTGCTAACTGCATCATCTTGTGTAACGAGGAAGGTTATCACCGTGTTGGTGCAAGATACCTGACTGCCGCAACTGGCATGACAATGCAAGAGATTAAAAACAATCCTAGCAAAGCACGTGACATATATGCACCAGTGAAAGAACGTATCAAGATTAAAGATGCAACAGGTCGTGATATGTCATGGGTAGAAAGCATCTGTAAATCTTACAAGCCTGATATTGTCATTCTTGATATGGGCGACAAGTTTGCTAGAACTGCTGGCTTTGCCAGAGCAGATGAAGCATTGAAGGCTAACGCTATTCATGCAAGGCAGATTGCTAAACAACATGAATGTGCAGTATTTTACATGTCTCAGCTATCTGCTGATGCTGAGGGTAAAGTGTTACTTAACCAGAGCATGATGGAAGGTTCACGTACAGGTAAGGCGGCTGAAGCTGACCTTATGGTTCTGATTGCTAAGAACCCTGTAGTAGATGGACAGGATGAAGAAGATACACAGCGTCACCTGAACGTAGTAAAAAATAAGTTGACAGGATGGCATGGTGTGGTACATTGTGAACTTGAATACAAGACAGCAAGGTATGAGGCATGAGTTACACAATAAAAGACCTACCATTTTTGATGGAAGAGTTAGAGCGTAGCGAAAAACTTGCCAAAAAACGTAGTATGGAAGCAAGACACAAAGACAGGTACAGCAACAGCCATGCAAAAGAAGTTAATCGCATTAGAAAACTTATTGAATTGATTCAACAACCTGTTACGGTAGACCCCTCTTTCAACGGTTGTGTTGTAATAAACAACAAGTTTATTGTTAGCCTAGCTAATAATAAATGGACAACCGTAGGTAAGAATAAGTGGTATAGGCATAAAGATATACCACACTTTATCAAAAACTATGTGCTAAAGGATGAGACAGATGAAACTAACACTTGATGTAGAAAATACTGTTACACATCGTGACGGCAAAATGCACCTTGACCCCTTTGAGCCAGAGAACTCACTAACTATGGTTGGTGTTTTGACTGACCAAGATGTAGAGATGCACTTTCCGTTTGACCATGCAGATGTTCCAAACCAAGAAGATTACCATGAACGTGTTCAGTGGTTCTTGGATGAAGCAACTGTTCTTATCATGCACAATGCAGCACACGACTTGCTGTGGCTGTGGGAATCAGGCTTTAAGTATGACGGGCCTGTGTTTGACACAATGCTTGCTGAGTATGTGTTACAGCGTGGACAAAAACTACCACTGTCTCTTGAGGCTTGTGCGGAACGATATGAGTTAGACACGAAGAAGCAGGACACTCTGAAAAACTATTTTAAGCAAGGTTATTCTACACGTGATATACCTTACAATGAATTGACAGAGTATCTATCTGCTGACCTTCGTGCTACTCAGCAACTAGCAGACAAGCTGATGTATCGTTTGAATACACCTGCTGATGCTGGGCTACTAAAAACAGTAGACCTAACAAATGAAATGGCAGTGTGTTTATCTCGTATATACCAGCGAGGTTTTACTGTTGACATGTCAAAGCTGGATGAAGTTAGAAAAGAGTTTGAAGAAGAAAGAAAAGAACTTGAAAATGCACTTCAAGAGCATGTAGTAAATCTAATGGGTGACACGCCTATCAATCTAAATAGTCCAGAGCAACTGTCTTGGGTTATATATGGTAGAAAAGTATTAGACAAAACGGAATGGGCAAATCGTATTGACCCATATATGGATGAAGATGACTTCCGTACTACAATACAAATAGGAACAAAGAGACTGCACAAGACTATTGCGGAACAGTGTAGTGACTGTGCTGGCACTGGTTATATAAGAAAGGTAAAGAAGGATGGCACATTGTTTGCAAAGCCTAGTCGCTGTAAGACATGTGATACTTCTGGTTTCTTATTCAGAGACACACCTGAGTATGCCGGACTAAAGTTCAAGCCACCGTCAGCTAAGTGGGCATCTGCTAACGGGTTCACCACCAGTAAGCAGAATCTTGAGGTGCTTGAAGGTTCGGCACGTGCAAAGGGTATGGATGATGCTGTGGACTTTTTATCTAAAGTGCGTAGGCTATCTGCCGTTGACACATACTTATCATCATTTGTAGATGGTATTGCAACACACACTAAGTCAGATGGCAAACTTCATGTAAGATTGCTTCAGCATAGAACTGCTACAGGCAGACTATCTGGTGCAGACCCTAACATGCAGAACATGCCAAGAGGTGGCACATTCCCTGTTAAGAAAGTGTTTGTGTCTAGGTTTGAAGGTGGCAAGATACTTGAGGCTGATATGGCACAGCTAGAGTTTAGAGCCGCAGCATTTTTATCACAAGATGGAGTAGCTATTGAAGAAGTTTCTACTGGGTTTGATGTACACTCATATACCGCTAAAGTTATTACTGATGCTGGTCAGCCTACGGATAGGCAGTCTGCGAAGGCTCATACGTTTGCGCCACTATATGGGGCAACTGGTTATGGGAGAACGCCAGCAGAAGCAAAATACTACGAACACTTCACAGAAAAGTACAAAGAAGTCGGGCTTTGGCACACCAGACTGGCTAAAGAGGCTCTGAATACTGGTGTTATCAAGATACCATCTGGTCGTGAGTATGCATTTCCTGATGTAGTACGCAAGTCTAGTGGTAGGGTTTCTCACTTTACTCAGATAAAAAACTATCCAGTTCAAGGATTTGCTACAGCAGATATTGTGCCTATTGCCTTACTGCACATAAATAAATTACTTGACAACATGTGGTCATGTATAGTAAATACAGTACACGACAGTATTGTTATTGATGTACATCCAGATGAGCAAAGACAAGTTATTGATATTATTAATAAAACCAATGATGAACTAGATAACTTGATAACACTCAGATGGGGAATTAAGTTTAATGTACCATTACTACTTGAATCAAAAATAGGTGATAATTGGCTTGACACAAAGGATGTAAGCTGATATAACTATGGAACTTCGCTAAAAAGGAGATAGAAAATTGACACAATTAACTACCATTGATACCAATAATTTTGCTGCTATGGCTAAAGCTATGGGTATCTCTGCAGAAGCAGATACAAAAACGAGTTCAAGTAATCTTGCTCGTATGCGTATCAACCATACCCCTCTTATGGGTATGACTGAAGTTAACGGAAAGAATGTTAACGTAGAGGTTGTTGAAGGTGGTACATATAGGGTAGACATTCCTGATGGCCCAACTTACTATGCAAACTCTGCTATAGTACGTCCGTATCTTCAGCGTTTCATGTACAAGCGTTTTGTCAAAGGTACAAATAAAACACCTAACAAGTTTATCAAGACAATAATGCATGATGACTTGAATGTTGACCTGAAGGACAACGAGGGTGGTTTTAACTGCGGCAAACCTGCTGGTTATATTAAAGACTTCAAGGCACTGCCAGAGAAGATGCAAGAGTTAATCAAGCAGATTAAGCGTGTACGTGTAATCTTTGGTTCAGTAGAACTCGTAAACCCTACTAATGAAAAGGGTGAAGAAGTAGAACTGGACTCTATCCCATTCATTTGGGAGATTGATAATCGTGATGCTTTCAAGATTGTAGGTGACACATTTACAAAACTTGTTAAGATGAAGCGATTGCCTGTGCAACATTGCATGACACTTACTACGCAGGAACGTAAGCTACCAAACGGTAGTAGCTTCTATCTTCCTGTAGTGTCACTGGATGTCACAAACACTCTTTCTCTTACTGATACAGAGCAAGAAATGTTTGCTGACTTCGTTGCATGGGTAGACAACTACAATGGTTATATTGCTAATACATGGTCAGAAAAAGCCAATTCCAAAATGGATGAGGAAGACATGGATGTAGTAGATGACCTTGTTGATGTTGAAATAGAAGAAGATGAGGTAGCCTAATGAAACATCCTGCTGAACTGGCGTTGCACCAATACATGGAAGATGCAGTAGCTGGTAAAACAACTATATCTGCAGATACGATTGAGCAAGTAGCATCGGATATAAAAGATGCTCTACAGCGTCAGTTCGGCAGTGATGGTCGAAAAGGTGACTTTAGACTTCGCATGTCCAACATTGGAAGACCCTCTTGCCAGTTATGGTATGAGAAAAATAAACCAGAAGTTGCTGTTCCACTACCGACAACATTCATCATGAATATGATGCTTGGTGATATTGTAGAGGCAGTCTTTAAGGGTTTATTAAAAGAAGCAGGAGTAAAGTATGAGGACAGTGAAAAAGTTACTTTGGAGTTGTCTGATACTAATGTTTCTGGCACATATGATATTGTCATTAATAATGCAGTTGACGATATTAAATCAGCTTCAGACTGGTCATTTAGAAACAAATTTGAATCCTACGAAACCCTTGCAAGCAGTGATGGTTTCGGGTATGTTGCACAGCTTGCCGGATATGCAAGAGCATCAGGAAAACAAGTTGGTGGCTGGTGGGTAGTCAATAAAGCAAATGGTGACTTTAAATACGTACCAGCAAAATGGATGGACGTAGATAAAGAAATACAAAAAGTTGAAGACACAGTTTCAAAGTTAAAAGAAAATAAGTTTGAAAGATGCTTTGAACCTGAACCAGAAAAGTTTAGGGGAAAAGAAACAGGTAACTTAGTCTTAAATAAAAACTGTACATTCTGTTCATACAGATATGATTGTTGGCCTGAGATGAAAGAACTACCTGCTGTTAAGTCTACAGCTAAAGAGCCGAAGATAGTGTCATATATCAAACTGTCAGAGGAATACGATGCCGCCTAACTTTAAGCAGTTTAGAGCAGCACGTAAGTATGGGTATCGGTCTGGCTTAGAGGTTAAAATCTCAGACTACCTGAAGGAACTAAAGGTTGACTTTGGATACGAATGTATCAAGATAGAATGGGAAGACCTAGCCTACCGTACCTATACACCAGACTTTGTTCTGCCAAATGGAATCATTATTGAGACAAAGGGTATGTTTACTGCCGCAGATAGGCGAAAGCATCTAGCTATTAAGCGACAGCATCCTAATCTTGATATAAGGTTTGTCTTTGAAAACAGCAGACGTAAATTACGTAAGGGTGCTAAGTCAACTTACGGTGAATGGTGTGACAAGTATAACTTTAGATGTTACGATAGAATCATACCAGAAGACTGGCTAAAAGAAAAAGGCAAGAAAAAACACCCGAAGTTTATCAGCTTTGCTGGTGGCAAGATTAAAAGGAAAAAGTAAACATGAATAAAAAAGACCCTACATCAATATATGACGAAGACTTTTTGGTAAGAGTACGTCCGTTTTTAGATGACGAAGGCATATGGAATGGTGAGATTGATGTCTCTATCATAACTCAACCAGAAAACAGCCTACAGGATGACGATTACTTTCAGGTAATGCACTTCTGCAAGATGTTAGCATCCACTATTCCTATTATGGAAGTAAATGAAGATATTCGTGAATTAGTACACAACTATGTTACAGAAGTTATTGACAAGCACGAAGAAGATGTGTTAGAAAAAGAACTTAGAGTTGTTTCTGAAGAAGATAATGTTATAAAGCTAGACTTTGGAAGCAGAACAAAAGGTAACGCATGACTTCTTACTACAATATAATGAAACAAATAGAGACTGGAAACATGAAAGTGACTAATACAGCGCAAGACATGGTAAATAGCCCACCTCATTATAACACTGCTGGTATAGAAACTATTGATGCTATCTCAGCAGCAACAGGTGAAGGTTTTGAGTTTTATCTTCAGGGTAACATCATGAAGTATGTATGGCGTTATCGCTACAAGAATGGTACTGAAGATTTAAAGAAAGCAAGATGGTATCTTGATAAACTAATTACAGAAGTAGAAGGGTGCTATGATGATTAGGGTAAAAGTATATCTTACTATGGACATAGACCCTGAAGATTATCCCGTACCAGCCGATGAAAATGTAGCAGAGGAAATTGAAGAAGGAATACAAGAATACTTCTACGATGTAGAAGGTGTTATAATTAGAAACATAAGGACAATACAGGAGTGACCCCATGCCTATGAATAATTACTTACCAACAGACTATCAAAATTTTATTGCCCTGTCACGCTATGCTCGTTGGAAAGAGGATGAGCAAAGACGTGAGACATGGGTGGAAACTGTAGCCAGATACTTTGATTATATGAAGAAGCATCTTCAAGAAAAGCACGGCTACACTATGGATGACAGCACAAGAAATGAACTAGAGCAAGCTGTACTTAATCAGGACATCATGCCAAGCATGAGGGCTTTGATGACAGCAGGTCCTGCGCTAGATAGATGCCATGTGGGTGGATATAACTGCTCATACGTACCTGTAGATAGTCCACGTGCTTTTGATGAGACTATGTATATTCTTATGTGTGGCACAGGCGTTGGCTTCAGTGTAGAAAGACACAATGTAGAGAAGCTACCTATTGTCAATGAGGATATGCACAAGACAGAGACAGTAATCAAGGTAGGTGATAGCAGACCCGGCTGGGCTAAGTCACTACGTGAATTGATTGCTATGCTGTATGCAGGTCAGATACCTACATGGGATGTATCAGAGGTACGTCCAGCAGGTGCAAGACTGAAGACATTTGGCGGTAGGGCATCAGGCCCTGCACCGCTAGAGGAACTGTTTGAGTTTATCATTGATAAGTTTAAAGGTGCAAAAGGTCGTAGACTATACCCTATTGAATGTCACGACATCATGTGTAAGATTGGTGAGGTTGTAGTTGTCGGTGGGGTCAGACGCAGCGCACTCATCAGCCTATCAAACCTGAATGATGACCAGATGCGTCATGCAAAAGCAGGTCAATGGTGGGATGACGAAGGGCAACGTGCGCTTGCAAACAACAGCGTTGCCTACAAAGAAAAGCCGCAGATGGGTACATTCATGCGTGAATGGTTGTCTCTGTATGAATCAAAATCTGGTGAGCGTGGTATCTTTAACCGTCAATCTGCACTTAAACAGGCTGCAAAAAACGGTAGAAGAAAACTTCACGATGGAAAAACAAAAGTTGCCGATGATGATGATGGGTATAAGATTCACCCAATGAGGGAGAAATCATCATACTTTGATTTCGGATGCAACCCTTGTAGTGAAATCATACTACGTCCATATCAGTTCTGTAACTTATCAGAGGTAGTTGCACGTTCTACAGACAGCATACAAGACTTAAACAAGAAGGTACGTCTAGCTACAATCTTAGGTACGTTCCAGTCTACACTAACAGACTTTAAATATCTTCGTAAGATATGGAAAGACAACACAGAGGAAGAACGTCTACTTGGTGTATCACTAACAGGTATCATGGACAATGATACACTTTCAGGTAAGAGTGCTAAGTATGGTAAGAATATTGCTGACATACTGGAAGAAATGAAAGCAGTAGCTGTAAATACAAATGCGTCACTGGCACATCAACTTGGTATTCCAGTGTCTACAGCAATTACTTGTGTTAAACCATCTGGTACTGTATCACAGCTAGTAGATAGTGCATCCGGTATTCATGCCCGTCACAATGACTATTACATCCGTACTGTTCGTGGTGACAACAAAGACCCATTGACACAGTTTATGGTTGATGCTGGCATACCTGCTGAACCAGATGTTATGAAGCCAGACTCAACGACAGTATTCAGCTTCCCAATGAGGTCACCTGACCGTGCTGTAACACGCACAGAGATGACAGCTATTCAACAGCTAGAGTTATGGCTAATGTATCAGCGTCATTGGTGTGAACATAAACCATCCGTTACAATCTCTGTAAAAGAACATGAGTGGATGGATGTAGGTTCATGGGTATATGAACACTTTGATGAAGTGTCAGGAATTAGCTTTCTGCCATTTAGTGAACACACATACAAGCAAGCACCTTATCAGGACATTGATGCTGACGAGTATGCAGAACTGAAAGCCCAGATGCCACGTGCTATCGACTGGACTGCTCTACAAGAGTTTGAAAAGGAAGATACTACATCAGGTGGACGTGAGTTAGCATGTACGGCTGGTGTTTGTGAAGTAGTGGACTTGACAGCAGCATGAACACTGAATTTGAAGTAAAAGTATTAGAAGTAACAGACAATGATGACGGCTCTGCAACAGTCACGTTTGAAATGAACGAATATGCAAGACAGGTGTTGATAGAAGTCGGATTCGTTGCTTTGTTACGCAAACATCTGGATGAAGTTGATGCTTGACGATAATGGAGAAAAACATGACAGTTAAATCTGTATTAACATCTGCTAAAACCGTTTTTGAAGACGGAGAATGGTGGTACATCCCGTCTGAAGGTAAACGTGAACGTCTTGACCAATACCAAACTAAAAATTCAAGGAGAATGTGGGTCAACGGTAAATACATACCAAGAAGCCATCCATTATGGAAAGCAGGTAGGTTTAAGTCTCTTGATGATGCTTGGTCACATCAGCAGATTGAACAAACAAAAGAAGGTGAAGTTTACGCTATTGTAAACAGTGCTTGGCCTGAGTGGGTTAAAATTGGTAAAGCGGTGTCTGCTGATGATAGACTAAACGGATACCAAACATCTTCACCATTTCGTGACTACAAGATAGTTAAGTCAATTAATGTTGACAATAGGCATGAAGCAGAAGGGAATCTACATAGAATTGTAGAACAAAAGTCTGCTGAACGTAGAGGAGAATGGTTTAAGGTTTCAACAGAGGTGGTAGGAGAATTATTTGATGAATATGGAAAAAGAAGCAAAGAAATGGCTACAGGAGAAATATAAAGACATGCAGTTTGATGAGTACCAGCGTAAATCAATAGAGTTTGCCATCTATCCAGCTACGCACAGGATTTTATATCCTGCGCTTGGCTTGGCTGGTGAAGCAGGTGAGGTTGCTAACAAGGTAAAGAAGTTCATCAGAGATGGTGCTGACAAAGAATCATTTGCGGTGAAGAAGGTTGAGATTGCGGCAGAGATTGGTGATGTTCTCTGGTACTGTGCCGCACTAGCACATGACTTAGGTTTCAATCTGTCTGAAATTGCTGCTGAGAATTACAGTAAGTTGTCCGGCAGAAGTAAACGAGGCACAATAGGTGGAGATGGTGATGACCGTTAATAAGGTTACACCACACGGTGATTTAAGCTGGTATATCAAATGGATAGCCAGTGCATTCATCCTTGCTGCAATTACGATACGTGCAGCAGACTACTCACATTTCTTAGACTTGGCTCTAGGATTTGTGGGGATGTCACTCTGGGGTGTGGTAGGATTTATGTGGCATGATAGGTCACTCATTATATTGAATGGCATATCTGCCGCACTACTAGCGGTGGGATTACTTGAGTATCTTAAATAAAAAGAGGGGGCTTAATTGCCCCCTTTAGTTTAGTTTGGTCTTTGTTCTGCTAGAAACTTAGCACCTTTACTTGCATCAAGCAACGTACTAAGTGTTTCTAAATCTTTTAAGTCTGGTTCTTTTTTATTTTCTTTCTTAAAGTCTGCAACTACACTTCTTCTAGTGAAAGGACTTAATCTAAGAAATCTTTGAAGCATAGCTTGCTCTGCTACTTTATCGTCACCTAATTTTGCTTGAGCATATAGTGCAGATTTCATATCACTAATATATGCTTTTATTAGCATGGCTTGACCAGCACCATCATCAGGTTTAATTTCTTTTGCTGTGGCTATAGCCTCTGGCATTTCTCTGTTCATTAATATGCCCATCTGTCTGTTAATAAATCTATCAACTTCTTCAGAATTTGTACGGGCCATAAAGTCTGTGTACTTAAATCCCATACGTGATAAGTCTTGGATGTATGCAGGTGGAACACGATTAAGTGTAGCACCAAACATAATCTTCATAAATGGTAGCACACGTTCCGGCACTTTATCTGAACGAGGGTCTGCTCTAAACGGTACATCTGATTGGTCAAAAATTTCAATATTATAACCAGCATACCCTTCTGTAATATTATTCATAGCATCTGCTACACGTCCTAAACGAGACTTAAAAGGTTCAAATACACCACTAAAGAAACTTTCTAATGCACGTACATAACCACCTTCTTCTCCAGAATCTAAGTCTGTTTTATAATCACGCATACGCTGGTAGTTGTCTACATACAGTATATCAGCTAATTGATAAATAGGTTGCCCATATCCACTTAATGCTTCTCCAAAGTATGTTCCTAATTCTTTTGCAGTTTGCCTAAATTCTAATTCTGTATTGTCGTCTGTTCCAACAGCAAAAAAATCTTCAACGATACGAGATGCTGCACCTGTTCCTCTAAAATTTGCGCCAGTTAAACCCTCTGTAAGTTCCTTCATATTTACTGTTTTACCTGCAAATTTATCATTGCTAAAACGGTGTATGATTTCTCCAAACAAAAGATAAGGTGTTAATGGAAAAAAAGGACGGGCATCAAACTCGTTGCCCTTACCGTCTTTCAACATATACCACTCAGAGCCAGCAGTTTGACCATCCGGGTCACGTAATGTGTACCCAAGTGCCATTAAAGGAATACCACCTGCGATACCTTCTGCTATTCTACGAATTTCTCTGTCGGGAGCATCTTGACCCTTCAACTTCATACGGGCAATCTTTTGAAGCCCATGAATAACTCCAGTAACATTATAATTATATGTCATTTCCATAGCCTTAAACATAAAACGTGGGAATGGTATAATTAATGTAGCACCAGAATTTACAATCAAGTTATTCATATTACGGAAAAATGACCACTCAGGTTGATTTGCATAGGTAAAGTCAAGAGCATCATCTACTGCTTTAGCTGTCATGTCTTCTGATATAAATTCACTCATTCTTCCAGACCTAATTACTTCCATCATATCAATAGAAGAACCAGCTTTAGTTTTCATATTAGCTTTTATTGCGTTTACGGTTTCTATAGAAGGTTTAATAGTTCCTAATTCTACAGGTAAACCTTGTTTTTTAGCGGAAGAAATTGCATTTGATTGCGCCAGACTTCTAGCAAGTATGTCTACATCAGCTTCAGTAGCAACTTTATCAAAAAGTTGCCTCTGAATAGACGCAGTAAACATACCATTTCTATATATAGCTTCTTGGTATCTGTTAAGACCATTAGCAAAATTAACCGCACTTTCCCATTTATCTAATATAGGAGTTTGACTTTGTAATCCACCACCTTGACCAGAAACAGCGGCCTGTCCGGGATTTCTTTTATTTACAGTATTTGTTACTTCACTATACTGATTAAAGAATCGTTCTTTTTGTTTTGGCGATAAATCTAACATAAATTGTGCTATAGTAGCAGCGTCTTTTTGGTCGTAAAAAGTATGTTCTAACTGTGCTATTGTACTTCTCAACCCAAACTTTTTTCTTCCAGTTCCTGCAACACTATGCAATCCAGTTTCAAAACCATAAACAAGGGTATCTACACCAGAGCGAATATACTGTGAAAAGTTATTTCTAACAGCAGTACCAAGACCAGAAACAAGAGTAAGTCTTCTTAAATCTTCAAGTCTTCTAAATGACCTTCCTATATTTTTTACTGCTAAATCTTCAGCCTCTTCACCAATTTGTTCTGCAGTTTTATTGCGAGTTGCTCTGCCAACAATATCGCTAAGAGTTCTAAGTTCCCTAAGTGTTTTACCTGCTCTACTAGCATCTGCAAACATTGTAGCTGCTATTTCACGTTGTGTAACGCCATACTTTCCTAGTATTGCTGTTGTAGCATCAAATGATTCATCTGCTGTTGAGTTTAATATATTTAGTAAACGCTCACTTACTCTTTCATCTTTTTGTAGTTTAGATGTTAAAGCATCTACACTTGGACCTTCTAATTTATTAGGGTCTAACTTTATATCCCCTTTACGAAGACCTTCTATAATTTCACCAACAGAAGCTGTAACACGTTCAAACGTGCTAAAACTTAAAGCAGGTTGATACAATTCTTCGTCTAACTTTATTTTCTCCGCAAACTTTTTAGCGTCTTCAGATTCACGCAAAAACTTATTATTTAATCCTTTTACAGTTCCATCTTTTCTTCTTAATATTGCTTCTTTACCATAGGTATCCTCAATACCTTTTGCTAACTGTTCACGTATCTCAAGAGACTGAAAACCCAATCTTTTATTTGTCTCTTCAGCTAGTTTAGTCTGTTCTTTTTGTACATTTTTTAACGCATCGCTTAACTCACCACGTGTAGCTTTATCCACACGCTTTGCTGTATTGGCAGTACCAAGACCTGCTAGTGTACCAGATAAAGTAGCAGCAGTACCTGCCACTATAGCAGTACGCTTATAATCAATCTCTTCTCTTGCACCCATTTCAAGTTCAGCAGTTTGTACAGCAATATCTGTAACAGCAGCACCACCAGCTTCAATAGGAGCAGTAGTTGCGGCAGCAATTATAGCAGAACGTAATGGCGATAATCCAGCAGAAGAAGCAACACCACCGAAGAACCTACCAACACCAGCAGTTAAAGCTGTCATTGGGTCAGATAAACCAGCTAATACATTACCGCCAATAGTATCAGAAATGTCTCCAATCATTTCTAAAGCGTTCATGTCTTCATAACGCTTAGAATTAAATAAGCCAGCAACACTGTCGGCACGTTGATATAACCGCAATGCTCTGGCTTTTTGTTCAGCTATATTATTAACTTCGTCAATAAGTTCTCTGTTATCAGCATCAGGATTAGCATCAATCTGTGCTGTAATTTCATTTTCTCTTTCAGTCAGGCTTTCCAACCACCCAACTTCCATTGCTGCATCCAAAGAATTACCAGTTACAAAACGGTAATGGTCCATGTAATCATCAACAATGTTTTCTGGTGTCTGTTCTTGTTCTCCAAACATATAGCCAAAGACTAAGTTTGCACCACCAACATCCTTTTCTACACCAAATCTGTCTTTGCGGTATTGTAGGATGTCTTCTATAAACTGCTCATCTTCTATAAGAGATTTCATAGACACAGGTTGAGTGGATATAGGTACTTTCTTTTCAGCAGAAGGAAATGCATCTTCTGTTTGCTGTGCTAACCTTTGTTTAGTAGTGACTATTTCAGCTTTTGTTCGTGGAGGAGGACCATCTGACAAAGCAATAGCTTGCTCTTCATTCAGTTGAGTAAACCCAGTCTGAACATCATCATCGTCTTTGTCTTCTTCTTCAATTTGAGGTGGAGAAGAAACAGCACTAGAGTTTAATAACTGATTTTCCTGTTCATCAGTTAGTTGAGTAAAACCTGCCATAATCTACCTATTGGAGTTGTAACATTAATGGTTTGTCTTCATCATCAAAGCCAGCAAATATGTACTTGGCTGTATCACCTGTCGGAGTTCCAACACCATACACTTTACCTAATTCCATTTTGTCGTAATCAAATCCACCATCTTTTGTTAGAGGCGTGAAAGCCTTACCTGCAGCATCTCTATTTATATCAATAAATGGGTTTCTAGCAAAAGATTTTAACTGATTCTGACCATCAGCAGTATTCAAAGTACCCGTGTCTTTGAAATACCTAATAGTGTCTGTCAAAGCATCACCGTATGCATCTTTTGCTTCCTGTAATTTTTCTGGAGCAGTAGATAGGTCAAACTCACCTGTAGCAGCGTTGATAGGAAGTTTAGCAAGTTTTATAGCTTCAGACACACTGTCTTTCCAATATGTTCTACTTTCTGCTTTAGTAAGACCACCCATGTTAGCAATCTCTTTTTGTTTTTGAAGCAAACCAGCTTTGCTCGTAGCAAGAGCAATTCTTTCAGCTTCAGCTTCTCTTTCAAACTCTTGTGCAACAGAGAAAGCACCCGGAACAGCAGTTGCTGTACCCAAACTTTCAATTCTCTGACCACGAAGTTCTGGCATAGAAATGCCCATGTCTTTTGCTTCCGCACCCAGAATTTTATCAGCAAGACCCAAACCAATCTTCTTAGATTGTGGTAGTGCTAAACTCTTAGGGTCACGTACAAGTGTTCTTAGGTAGTCATCCCTGCCATACTCACCTGCTTGTGCTTCTGCAAAGTTGTAAGCAGTAAGAACATTAAAGTCTTGGTTTTTGCGTGTTTCAGCTTGTAGTTCAGCCAAAAGAGTACGTCTGCCTTCTGCACCCCCTGCACCCTTCATAAGCTGTGCTGCTTTATCCATGTCACCGCCTGTAAGCTGGACAAAACCCTCAAATAATTCGCTTGCCTCTGACATGTCTTGTTCGTAGCGTTCTGATTCTTGTATACGTCTTGTCTGCATATACTTACGTGCAGCAGAGGCTTCTTCCTCACGCTTATCAAGAGCAGTTTGAATTGTGCGAGTTGCACCTTCAGCAAGACCCTGCGCTAAACCTGTACCAAAACCTTTACCAAACAGACCCATTATTTTCTCCGTGCCATTAGACCAGTTGGTTCAGCTTTTACTGGCTCTTCTTCTTTATCTTCAGCTATAACTTCTGACTTTTTAATATCACCATCTTTAACTTTTTTCTTGTAAGCTGATACAGCTTTGGCAATCTTACTGTCTGTGATTTCTTCATCAAACTTTTCATCACCCAAGCTATATTTAATACCAGCACTATCACCAAGTAGCATCATCATTTCCATAATTACAGGAACTACCAGCATACCAACATCAACACTGTGGATGCCATCCATAACACTTGCAAGTTGTATTGTATTGGCAATAACAGCAACAGGTACACCCGACTCCATTATTTCAACAACTTGTTCCATAAACTCTTCACTACTCATGCGTTCCATGTAGTAGTCAATAGCTTCATCAACAGAAGTCATTTTAGGTGGTGTTTGCCACGGCCTACCACCTAGTTCTGCAGTAAGGGATTCACCCGGAATGGGAGCATTAAATAATGCTTTATCAATTTCCATTTTTAATTTCTTCCCTGTGTCTACGAAGTACTTGCATTGATTTAGCTACACGAACAGCAGGATTACTCAAATCTAAACCACCTGATTTATTTGCAGGTTTACGTTTTAATAAACCACCAGTATCTGCTTCAGGCTCATCCTTCGGCATATTTTCAATATCCATATTTTTGTATGCATCAATGGCAGGATTATACCGTCTGGACATTATGCTTTCTCCGCTTATTTGCAATAACACTATCCATAAACATTTTGGTAATATATTTTAGCACAGGTTTGTTTGAAATGAAAGCAGCAAATTGCTCACCATGCTTTTTGTATAGCTTTTTAAACCATTTTGGTGCATCATACTCAAGCCATGTTCTAAACAGAAACCATTCTGGATTAGACTTGCCATAAACTTCACGTGCGACCCAGCACATAATCCATGAACTACCAAGTGTACCAATCAAATTACCAATAGCACTACCTGCAGCACTTGATGACTGTTCTTTAGCAATAGTACCACGTGTTTTCGCATCCAATTCTGCAATAGCAAGTGCATTATTTCTATCTACTTGATTTTCTGCAGATTTCCATGCCCATTCCATTGTGTCGGCATAATAAGTCCACAAATTATCATATGCTTGCTTACTTATATCAAGAATAGCTGTAGCATTTAATTCGTTAGCACGGTTAACAGCAGCAGTATCGGCAGTAGCAATTTCTCTACGCCACTGTGCATTACTCTGTGCTATGACTAACTGGTTCTGTGCATTGAACTGGTCACGTTGATTATTCAGTTCAGCATTAAATCTTTCAATAGTATTTATTTGACCAGCGTTAAACTGTGCCTGTGCATTCTTCTGTGATGCATTAAACTGCGATGTTTGAGATGACAAGTTAGCAAAGAACTGGTCTACTTGGTTCTGAGATGATGCATTAAACTGACGTGCGGCATTTTCAGCAGCTTGGTCAGTAAATAATGACTGCACACGCTGTTGATTTTTAAACAACTCAGTTTGCTGCTCATTTGACAAGTTAGCCATGTCTACTTGTAAGAATGAATTAGCATTTTGTACAGCAGCTTGCTGTCTGTTGTTTAAGTTTTGAGAATCTAACTGAGACAGTGCAGCAGCTTCTGCCATAACCATAGCCTGTGTATTAGACAGGTTTTGTAGGTTCATTGAATTGGCAATACGTGAGTTTTCAAGAGCAATCTGCTGTTCAGCAGTAAAGTTCATATCAGCTACATCAGCTATTCGTGATGCATTTTGTACCTTTGTTTGGAAGGTTTGGTCAAACTCTTGACCTAAGAACTTAGCACGTTGCTCTGCCGCAAGCATTGCAGACTGCTGACGATTAGACAAGTTCTGCTGTTCAAAACTAGCAATAGTACTTGCATCAGCTTGTGCGATAGGTAACGCACTTTCCATAGCTGCTTGAACAATTGCCTGACCAGCTAGAGATGAAGCACCTAAACCACGAGCAGCCATTTGTTGATTTGCTAATCTAACTGCACCAGCAGCCCATGCAGGTGTAGCCCCACCTTGAAACTGTTGCATTAAGGTATCTAATTGACCTTGTACAAGAGCCTGTTGAGTAGGTTGTGCCGCAGCAGCAGCAGCTTGAGTTTGGGCAGTAGCCTGTGCAGCTTTAGTAGCATCTACACCTGTGCCACTAATCAACTCACCCTGTTGAATTTGCCTCTGTTGAGGATTATTCATCAGAATAGCATTACCCTGTGCTGCCTGTAGATTACCTACAGATGAAGCAGTTTGTTGTGCAGCAGTTACCTGCGCCCGTGGGTCTTGAGGATTAGCCTGTGCAGCCTGTGTTGCAGTTACAGCAGCATCCACGGCAGGAGCAGCTTGCTGTGCTTGTATAACATTAGCTTGCATTTGCTGTGGTTGTGCAGTTGTAGCCGTACCAGCAATTGCAGGTCCTACAGCAACACCACCAGTCAATGTTCCTGTACCTGCAGAAATATCTTGTGCTGTTGTTTGAGGTGTTGGTGCAGCTTGAACTACACCACCTACGGGAACACCGGGTGTGTACATTCTATCTGCAGTTGCTTGTCTTATATTCATTTGACCAGCTTGTGGTGTTGTCGCTGTAGATGTAGGAGTAGCAGTTTGAGCAGGAGTTCCACCCGGAGCAAACTTCTGTACAGCACCACCTCTAGCCATTTGCATTGCAGCATTTGTGTACTTCTGCATCTGTGCCTTACGCTGTGGGTCACCCTCTACAAACTGCTGAAACTGAGACATATCACCTTGATAGCCCATAGCCCCTGCAATCTTATTAAGTGCCTCTGGCTTGAATGCTTTGAACTGCATCATGACTATTTATTCCTTGTTGAATTATATATCTTGATAGCTAGGTACACAATGGACATGATACCAACTACCAGTGCCACCCACTGATTCATGGCAGGTAGCCACATGGGAGCAGAAATACCACCTGTCGCTATGAGCAAATCTTCTGGTTTCATTTTAGTCTGCATCCGCTATGGT